TGTTTTATTTTGTTATACAAATATACAACATCTTTTTGGTTGTGCAAACTTTTTCAAAAGAAATTTTAATTTATTTTTAGTTATCCGTAAAAAAAATAAAAACAACCAGTAACAAGTGCTACAATATACCCGCCGAATATACGCAACCGCATAGGCGGGCATCCCATAGCACAAACGTATTGAAAATAATTTATCAATTTTCATGTTATTTAATCTTAACGCTTGAACTTTCAGTATTTGAAAAATCTACACTTACATTCGTAGGTGTATACGCCCCGCCTCCCATAGCGATCCCCGAAGCAATTAACGGCCATTGTGAATTGATCTGCGTTTGCAGTAGGTCTATTTGAGTTTTAAGGTTTTGGTATCTCACGGCTGAAAAGCCGGAACCGTTTAGCTCCAAATTTCCGTCCTTCTTAGCATACACATACGCCTTGACTGCCTGATCTTCGCCCAAAGAGTAAATCCGGATTTCGCCCTGATCCGTGATGTAGTTCTTATTGATGTAGCCCAAAATTACCGCCTCACCCGCATTGGTGGTATCTGCATAAATTGCTGTCCAGTTCCCCAAAGGATTGCTATCAATTCCAAATGGGGTGACTTGCTTTGCCGTTGCTGCTCCTTTCAAGGTTAAAGACTTTATAATCAGTTTTCCTTTCTCAATAAAAGTTTCTCTAACCTTTGCTAATGTGATTGTCATAGTTTTATGTTTTAAAAAAAAAATATTTTTTTCTTTCATTTCAAAAAAAAAAATTATTTTCAAAGGTAATTCAAAAAAAAATATTTTTTTTTCAATGCATAAAAAAACCGCTGAACAAATCAACGGTTTGAAAAAAAAATAAAAAAAAATATTTTTTTTTATAAGATGGTTTTATCATTCGTGTATAAGGGGTTTTCTTCATTCAAATTTGGCTCAATATGATTATCATCATCCTGATGGTTGAAAAGGATATTCCTGATCTTACTTCCGCCCGTAAATGCCTCAGGAATTAAGCAATTTACAGTTGTAGTATCTTCTTTTTCATCGAAATTAAACTCTATAGACTCGACTAAAAATCTATTATATGCATAGCAGTATATGTAATGATTATGCACATTTACGATTTCGCCAGGATAAAGAGTATCAAAAATTCCTTGTAATTTCAAAGTTAATTGAATTGCTTTTAGTTCGGCAGCCAATTCATTTTTGGCGGCCTGTTTAGTGTCCGTTTCCTCTCCACTTGTCAAAACTTTGGTTGTTGGCCTGTAGATTGGAATCAAAGTATTTATAGCCTTATCGGTCAAAGAAACCCCCTCGTTGTCATCGCTTGGTTGCGAAACAATATCAATTTCAGAATGCAAAGCCTGTCCGTTAAAAGAAAGCGACATTTCCAAAGTATTTCCCTTTGTGAAGAAAAATTTAGGCTTCTGGTCATATTCAGGTTGAAATAAAATAACATTCCCAAATTCATCATGTGATAAAATAATATTTTTTTGAGAACAAAGCTTTGCTAAATAATCTTTTACGCTTTCGGTAGGACCGGCAGAAGTTCTACCAAATACACTTTTGCTTTTTGCCTCCAAACTCTTCAAATCTGTCTTTTCCTTTAATCCTTTTTTAGCTTTTACACCAGTATTAGCAAGGTTTGTAACATTTTGAGATACTGAAACTTTTATTCCGTACAAACCGCATAATCTGGTTGCAATATCAATTAGTGATCGGTTATTTGATTCCAATGGGTAGTTTTTCACAGGAATAGTCACATCCTCCAATATACCGCATTTAGAGTAGCCAGAAAACACTACCAAATTTCTTCCCTTGTCGCTCCTGAACACATGATTTAAAATTGTTCCTGTAAAAATTAATTTATTTTCTGAATTGTAAAACTCAATTGGTTTGTATTGCAAAGGCTTAAACATTTCTTGATGCTCAATACTATTGGCAACAAAATGGCTCGAAAACTCAAATGTAGAACCAATAGAATCCAACTTCAAAGTTATCTTTCCACTGTTGAATAGGTTAACAAATTTCCCTGCAATTTTAATTTCCATGATATTTATGTTTGTTGTAAAAAAAAAAATATTTATTTCAAAAAAAAAATAATTTTTATATTTGAAATCTAACACTTCTGCCTTTTTTAATCAAGAATAATTCTCTCAATTTTATATTATTTGTTGCAACAAAATTAGCCAAATTTTCATCATCAGCATCCAATCCAATATATCTATGAACCAACAAAATTGGATTAGTATCTTTATCTACAACAATTATTTTTTCTCTCTTAGCTTCAAATGAAAGCTTATATAAATTTGAAATAGTGAACATAACCAGCGAACTCAATTCAGACTGTACACTAGCATCCGGATTAAATGAGTTATTAACATCATAAATTGAAACTTTTAACTCATCCAATTTGGTTAGATATTTACTGTACAAACTCGCTAATCTTTGCGAAGCATTAAACACATCTGAAACTAAAATATAATCTCCTGTTTGGGGTGTAACCAAAACAACGCTAAAAGAAGCTATTAGAGAAGCCGAAATGCTTTCAAAGTACTTCTTATCAGCAACACTCTTGATTGTTGATTCTAGCCTAGAATAAATGCTCTCGTAGCTTGCTAATCTCGCTTCCAATACTTGTGCATAAGTTGTTGGTAAATCCAAAAAGGCTTGAATATTCTGAATTGCATTAAACGGACCATCCAATAAATTATCAATCGCTTTCAATCCTTTATTCAATTGATTTTGAAATTCTGAATATGTGGAGTTATCCTGCATACTTTTCATTGCTCCAGACATATCCGAAATACTCGTTTTTAATTTTGGTATGTCAGCCGAAGCAACTGGATTATTTGCAACATAAGCCAAAGAAGCCAACGCATAAAGACTTGTTCGCTTATCTCTAGTATTGTCTTTTATGCTGTAATTTGTAAATGGATAATCTATTTCGATGCTCTCCCAAAAAGGAACGGTAATCTCTACTAAATTTAAGTTATCATCATTTCGTTTGAAAGAAAGTGGCTGACCTTTTATACTTCCGTAAATTGGATGCTCAACTTTCCAAGGTCGGGAATCGGCAGCCGAAACTTCAAACTTTCTTGCTATGTCTAAGTAATCTATTCCTTGAAACCAAAATACTAAATTAAAGAACGGTGATCGAGGTTTCTTCCTGTCAACCAAAGTTCCTTTCACATTGATAAAATCAAACATTGAAGTATTATATTCAGTCTCCTTCTCTCCACCACGCCAAAGAGGAAAATATTTAGAACCATCTCCAGTTTCAATTGTAAATTCTGTATTTTCTAATTCATCGTAGTATGACATTTTTTATGTTTTTAAATTAAAAAAAAAATATTTTTTATCTCCAAATTTTTCCGAACTGGTAATCAGCATTCTTTTGATAAAAACCTTCCATTTGCTTTTGAGTTTTTTGGGCCGCTTCTTTGTTAAAATGCGTAGGTTTTGCTCTTGCTTTTTTAACTGTTCTATCCATCATAAGCAGGTCTGAATTTATTTTAAATTGCCCTTTTGATCTACCTAATTTTTTATTTGCTCTTTTGTATCTACTTATACTTTTTACCCTTATCATAGCCCTACCCTTTTTGGTATTTACCATTATCGGTTTTTTTTCTTGCAATGATGTAAAAGCACTTTGAATAAATTCACTACCTCTTCTCTTAGAAGGTAAAACTGCCAACTTATCTTCATCATAATACTGACTTTTTCTAACCATACCTCTACTACCTCTTGTTTTTGGATAGTACTTTAAACCTGTTGTATCAGTAGCACCAATCTCATTCGCCTCCATTCCATAAGTTACAGCCTTGTTTGCAGTTTGACCTCGTTTGTTTATAAATCCAGAAGTGGCACTCATAGCCTCTACATTACGATTAAACCTAGCTCTTTCAACTCCAGTATTAGCCTTGAAAAAATTAGGAGCTTTTACTTTCATATTTCTTTTAGCTGATTCCAAAATATTTTTCTGTTTCATTTCGAAAGCAGCATCACTTAACGTTGCCCTTACAGCCGATGGAAAAGCGGATCTATTTAACCTTTCCAATCTATCTGTTAAGTGAATAATTCCTGTTGTATTTACGTCAAAACTAAAATTAGCCATAAAAAAAATATTTTATTTTACAAATGTACTAATAAAAAAAGCCAGTCAAATAAGACTGACTTTGATATGAAAAAAAATAATATTTTAAAACCATTTTTTAGCAACTTGTCCGGCTGTGAAGTAAACTTGGCCATTAAACCCAAACAACTGTCCTGCTGTTCCTGAATAAGTTCCCAAAGAAGCCTTTACCCCGCTCGATAAATTATAACTCTCCAAAACACCTGAAATCATTGTGTATAATAATCCTGATTTTATAACAGCATTTGTAGTTTTTACAAAAGAAACATCCATACTTGTTGTAGATACAAAAGTTAATGTTCCTGGAGTGAAATTTAATTTTGAAATAGAATAGTTATTAGCTGTTGTGTTCATTGAATTTGTTACATAAACAATTCCCTGTTGAGCATATACGTATGGAGCAAAATCACTTGCATTGCTGAAAGATGTTCCAGATAAAGCCACTGGAGCCGAAACTGTCAAATTACTCAAAATAAATTGTCTGAAAAAATATGTATTTGTTGCAGGAATTAAACAGAAGCAAAGCACATATCCGTTTAACACAAAAATATCATTCAATAAAACTGTTCCATCAGACAAATCAACTCTGATTATACTCTCCAAATTATCCACACTTGGAACATCACTCAGTAATTGCCCTGATTCCTGATACCAAATTTTATTAGTATCATTAAAAGCCAAAGGAGTACCCATAACAGTAAAAACTTCTGTAGCAGCATTACTCAAAAAAGATAAAGAATAAGCTCTAACTTCACTTTGGTCAATTATCACAAGTAATTCATCTCCTGACTTAAATCCTGAACTTGTAAATCCATATTCAGTAGCAGTTGTTCCTTTGAAAATATAAGAAGTACCTGCAACATAATTCTCACTAGCTCTTGCAACAAAAAAATATTTATTTGGCAGAAAATCTAAATTCAAATCAACAGTCCAAGTTGTTAAAGTCAACCCTAAAACTCGCTCAACATCATTTAATTCATTAGGGAGTAACTTTAAAGCTTGGAGTATTTGGTAGCCATTTGTTTCATTATCCTCATTTCCTGTTGGAATGATACCGACTTCTTCTAGCAATTTATAATCATTTACTAATTGGTCATTGTAAATTTCTCTAATGACAGGCGTTCCATCAGTAGTATCAGTTTCATTTAGAATAGCTCCATAAGGATGATTTGCACTTACTTCTTTAGGTATTGAGCTTATTTGTTCTATTGTTTTCATTTATTATTTTTTATAATTGAACTACTTCTATGTGAACTTTTATACTTTGAGCTTGACCAGAAACTTCCCTAAATGCAATTTGAAACTGAGTATTATTTAGTGGCTTAAAAGTAGGCGTACAAATGTCATTATCGTCATTTATATTTGATGATTGCCCTTGTATAAAAGCCCTACAATAATAACTTGTTCCAACTCCACTCATGGAGTTTTGCATCGTAACCGTAACAATACTATCTGAACCATAACTAACACAAGTCGCAGACGGCCCAAAATTCCCGTCAGCAGGAATAGACCCAGAAGAACCAGCTACATCTAAACTTATAGTGCCATAATTTTTAACAGGGCTTGCACCTATTCCTGCTACAATCGAAAAATGCTCTTTAGGATAAAGTCCATTTCTAATTGCCGTTGCTAAAAAACCTCCTGAATCTACTCCAATAACTCTACGTGTAAAAGCAACTAAGTTCACCAATGGCGTTGTAGCAACCGTATCAACTGCGCCTGCATTTTCTTCCGATTGCGAAGCTTTTTTAAGATATAAAGCATCAGCAACCATAGCATCTAAACTTACAGCATCAGCAACTCTAATTATAGATACGCCACCACTTGTTTTGATTACCCTAACATACTCATTTGTTTTAAAAT